AGGTTCAAGTTAAGACACTTACTGAAAGAGAAGAGTTCTTATCACAATCACAAGAAAGAGGTGGTGGTGCTGTTGTTTATACTGGTATGAATAACAGAGGTGATTTCTATATTGGTAATAAGAGGGTTACTTCTTCTACTGGTGAGGAAACAACATTCGATGCACCAACACCAACAGTTACTGGTCAAGATCCAGCAAGATTGAGTGTTGTATTTGATGAAGTTACTATTAAAGAACGTCTTACTGTTGAAGGTGGTGATTCTAAACAATTACTTACACAGTTTGATGGTCCAGTTACATTTAACAATGAAATTGTTACTAAACAAAAAACTACTTTCAAGAAATCAGTAAAAATTTCTGATACTACAGATTCTACTACAGCAACTACTGGTTCTCTTGTAGTTAAAGGTGGAGTTGGTATTTCAGGAACAGTTAATCTTGGTGCTGGTTCGAATCTTAAGCTTCCAGATAATGCTGAACTACAATTTGGTGATGAGGGTGCTGAGGCTGGAAATGGTGATTTAAGAATACTTCATGATGGAAGTGAAAGTATAATATGGGATAATGGTACTGGTGGATTAGTATTACAGACTGCTAGTAGTCCAATCGAGTTGAGGTCATTGACTGATGGTAATGAGGTAATGCTTAAAGCAACGCCTAATAATTCAGTAGATTTGCATTTTAATGGTTCAAAGAAATTCGAAACTACTGGAGCAGGTGTAAATATATCTGGAGTATGTACTGCTACGAGTTTTGTTGGTGATGGTTCAGCATTAACAAATATCACCCAGACAACAATAAACAATAATGCAGACAATAGAATCATCACTGGTTCTGGAACAGCAAATACATTAAATGGCGAATCTACATTAACCTATGATGGAACTAATCTAGATTTGGGTGATGATAAAAAGATAAGATTGGGTGACAGTCAAGATTTATCGATATATCATAATGGATCTAATAGTTACATAGATGAAAGTGGAACAGGAGCTTTAATTTTTAAGAGTAATATACACTCTTTCAGAAATGCTGCTGATAGTGCACAAATAGCAAAGTTTACTGAATCTGATGCTGTAGAATTGTATTGGGGAGGTACTGATGCTGGTCTAAGACTTGAAACCACTCAAGCTGGCATAACAATTCAGGGTGAAGGTAGATTTGTAGGTGGAGATTTGATTGCCTTTGCAGCTTCTGATAAGAGGTTAAAAGATAATATTAAACCTATTGAAGATCCTCTTGCTAAGATTCTTTCGATTAGTGGTAATACATTTGATTGGAATGAGGCATCTGGTAAAGAAGGAAGTGATACTGGTGTTATTGCACAAGAGGTAGATGCACTTAATCTTCCTGGTATTACAACTATCAGAGATGATGGAACGTATGCTGTTAGGTATGAAAGATTGGTTCCTGTGTTGATTGAGGCAATTAAAGAATTGTCTGCGAAGGTTGATAACCTTGAACAAAAATTATCAGATAAATAACTAAAAAGTCATAAGATGGCAAATTATAGAAAGTCATTTAATTTTCGTAATGGCGTACAAGTTGATAATGATAACTTCATAGTAGATACAAATGGTCTAGTTGGAATAGGAACTTCTATTCCTACTGAATTGTTAGATGTTAGAGGAACTGCTAAAGTTAGTGGTGTTGTAACAACTACTGATTTATGGGTAACTGAAGATGTTTATGTTGGTGGTATTACAACTACATCATCTCTCAAAGTTGGGACTGCTGTAACTATTACTGGTGGAATTGTGACTGCCACTAGATTTAGTGGAGATGGTAGTCAATTAACAGGATTATCTCAGGCAGCATGGACTATAAATTCTTCAGGACTTTCAACATCTGCAGATGTTGGTATAGGAACTACAAATCCTTTATTCAAATTACAAATTGGGGAATCTCCTTTAACTGGTAATGGAGTTGGTATTGATTCTATAGGAAACATATATGTATCCGCAGGTGCTACTTTTAATAGTGTTGTAGATATTAATGCTGCATTGGATGTTGATGGACAAACTGATTTAGATGAATTAGTTGTTGCTGGAGTTTCTACATTCTCTGCTCTTCTAGATGTTAATGTAGGTGCTAATATTGTTGGTGGATTGACATTAGATCAATTAACAGTAACTGGTGTTTCTACATTTGCTGATGATGCGATAGTAACTGCTGGTGGTTTGGATGTAACTGGTGTTGGTACATTTACTCAACTTGATATAGGTACTGGTGGTATCGATGTTGATGGAACAACTGATTTAGATGTTCTTAATGTTGCTGAAACTGCTACGTTCTCTTCTGCTGTAGATATTAATGCTGGACTAGATGTAGACGGACAAGCAGATTTAGATGAGGTAATTGTTGCTGGTGTTGCTACATTCTCTTCAGCAATAGATGCTAATGGAGCACTTGATGTGCAAGGAATTACTACATTCAATAGTAATGTTTATGTAAGTGGTGTTTCTACATTCACAGGTGCTATAGATGCTAATGGGAGTTTGGATATTCTTAGGGGTTTAGATGTTAGTGGTCAAACAAATTTAAGTGGTGTTAATATAAGTGGTATTGGTACCTTTAATAATGGAAGTGTTAAGATTGCAGTAACCAGTGGAGGAACTTCTGGACTATCTACTTTCTATGGACTTGTTAAGTATGGTAATGAGAATGGAGCATTTCCATATAGTACGAGAAGATCTGTAGATTTAATAAATTATGATACTGGAAATGTTAATTTCTATTTGGATGCTGATAATATTGGTATTAATACTGGAGATTTCCATTGGCATAAGGGATCAAATAATTCTAGATTAATGACTCTTACTAATAATGGTAAGTTGGGTATAGGTATTACACTTCCAGAATATGCATTGCATGTTTCTGGTATTGCTACATTTACAGGTGCAGTTTATACTTTAGGTAATCTGACAGTTGGAAACAATTTAACGATTAATAATAATCTTACTGTAAGTAATGTAAGTTCAAATGTAACTGGTAATGTAACTGGTAATATTAAGTCAGTTGGTGTTTCTACTTTATATGATCTTGAAGTATCAAGATTTGTTGGAATTGCAACAGTAGCAGATACAAATACCTTATTTAAGGTAAACCCTTCTACTGAAGCAAGAGTAAGTGTTAATTATCAAGGTAAGATAGCTATAGGCACAGAAACTGCGAGAGGTGCGGTTGATTTTGGTGAAGGTGGATCTGATGAAACTAAAAGATTTATGATACCACCACTTCTTGATGCATCTGTAGGAATAGCAAGTTTAACCAGTATAGTTACAGGTGCATTAATTTATAATACAACAACGAATAAACTTCAGGTTTATACTGGTAGTGGTTGGGAAAATTGTAATTAAATATGGCATTACAAGGATCAGGAGCAATAAAATTTAGTGAAATTGAATCTGAATTTGGTTCAAATGGTGAAAGATCATTAGGTAGTTATCGAGTTTCACAAGATATTGGTGGATTATCCAGTTTACCTTTAGACCAAGATGCAGGATCAAGTAGTAATACAGATATTCCTAGTTCTGGTGCAATAAAATTTAGTAATTTTTATAATGCTAAACTTAATGTAGTTGTTGATTGTCATAGTGGAAGCACCGAAAATCGTATTATTGTTAAAAATGATAAGTGGAATAATAATAATGTTACTGTAGTTGGTGGGTTTAGAAGTAAAAAAGAAGCAGGTAGTAGAGTAATAATTCATGTAAATAAAACATTTGGATCTACGTCTAACACTAATCAACAAATATGTGCATTAAGGACTGGATCTTGGGATTCTAGTGTTGCATTACAAGTAGATATTGGTAGTTCTGGGGCAATTTTAGGTGCTGGTGGAGATGGTGGAGATGGTGCAGACGGATATTCTGATTATGGACCTTCCACTGGTAGTGTTGGTAATGGTTCTAATGGAAACAGTGCTTTAGGTATTCAACATAATCCAACAACTGTAAATGTAGTATCAGGTGGTCAAATTAGAACTGGATATGGTGGCGGTGGCGGTGGACAAGGTGGTAGACAAGTTGATAGTGGTGCTGACCGAACTGCATGTGGCGGTGGAGGTGGGGGCGGTGCAGGTACTCCAGCAGGTGCAGCAGGTGAAGCTGGACAAAGATTAAGTGGTGGTGGTGATGAAGTTGCCACTGGTTCAGATGGTGGTTCTGGATCTGCAACAAATGGCGGTGCTGGTGGATCTGGTGGAAATAATGCTAACGAAGCAATAGGAGCAACTGGTGGAGTTGGTGGAGATAGTGAACAATCACCAGGAGCAGGTGGTTCAGTTTATAATGGAAAAAATACTTATGGAGGTAATGGTGCTGCTGGAGGTAATGGTGCTGCTGTTCGTAGAACAAGTGGATATACAGTTACAGTAAATAATTCTGGAACCATTGAAGGTTCTACAACTGCAACAGGAGTTGCATAAACAAATCTAGTATGTTATAGTACGAGAAAGATACGAGAATTTATATTATGAATGATAATTTTATTATAAGATATAAGGGAGCATTTTCTCAGCAAGATTGTGACGAGATAATAAATTACATAGAATATCTTGAGGAAAATAACTTATTATATTATGATAAAGAGAGTTTGCATAGACAAGATAATAAAACAGTTAGTATTAATAATGGTTTTGGTTTAGATATACCTACCACTTCTAGGATTTCGAGAATAATTCTTCCTAAGTATAAACCTTGTATTGATGATTATGTTCAACGATTTAGTGTATTAGATAGCAGTAAATTTTTAGTTTATGATGTTAAGTTGAAGAAAGTTCCTTCTGGTGGTGGATTTCATTCTTGGCATTATGAAAATGGTTCAATGATTTCTGCATCGATAATGTTTGTGATTCAATTATATTTGAATGATGGTTTTGAGGGAGGAGAGACAGAGTTTTTATATCAGAACTTAAGAGAAGAAGCGGTTACTGGTGATGTGGTAATATTCCCTGCTGGATATACTCACGTTCATAGAGGCAATCCACCAATAGGAGGAACAAAATATACTGCTACTTCGTGGGCAGTTGTTCAAGATAATGGAGGATATGAGTGATGGAAGAATTAGTTTGTAATAATTATGATACACCATTCCCTCATATGATTATTAAGAACTTTTTTAATGAGGAGGAACTAGAACTTATATGGCAAGAACTTGATTTCTATACACATCCTGGTAAATTACTAAAAGCAGAAAACTTTGGTGGTATCGTAGGTTATACTAATTCAAGTGCTATTATCTTAGATCAGATATATCGTAATTATTCAAAAGTAACTAATGAAACTATTAATGGAAATCCAAACTTTCGTCCAATATCAAATATTCTGACTCTGAATAGAAAACTATTTGAGTCTGGTGTATTAGATGCTCTTGCTGATGTGCATGATTCTGTAAGTTTAGTGAATCAATCAAATTGGGATAGTGTAAAGGTTAGGTATTATCATAATGGAGAATATTATGATGCACATACTGATAAAGCAATGCAATTCCTAGCATTTTATTATATTAATAAAGAACCTAAGAAATATACAGGTGGAGAAGTATATTTTCCTAAGTATGACTATGAGTATGGATGTGATAGTAATTCAATCATAGTATTTCCTGGTTGGGTAGAGCATGGTGTTAAAAAGGTGAGTATTGATGATTCTGATTACTATGATGGTTATGGAAGATATGCCATTACAACTTTCTTTGGTAGTAAAGCAAGTGATGTGTAAATATGAAATCTTATAACTATGTTTGTAGAGGTTTAAGGCAGGGATTATAATTCTTTAAAGGAACCAGTGACGGAACTGGCACACGACCCCATACAGGGGTCTTTTTTATGCTATAATATATTCATACAAACAAAGAGCATCGATGCAATTACGTCCCCATCAGGAAGAAGCACTGGAAGCACTAGCAAGACATCCTAAGGGGCAGATCATCGTACCTACAGGCGGTGGTAAGACTCTTATTGCCATTAAGGATGCTGTATCATACTTCAGTGGTTTGACTGCCAAGACTGTCGTTGTGGTTGCTCCACGTATCCTATTAGCAGAGCAACTATCATCTGAGTTCTTGGAAGAGATTGAGAATGTTTCTGTGATGCACGTGCATAGTGGTGAAACATCACACTTCAGCACAACTAAGATTGATTTGATTAGAGAGTGGGTGGGTGAGCATGTTGGTAATAAGTTAATCTTCACAACATATCATTCACTTCATAAGTTAATGGAGTCTGATATATTTGTAGATACAATATACTTTGATGAGGCACACAATAGTGTTCAAAGAAACTTTATTGAAGCAGTAGAACATTACTCAATGTATTCTGAGAGAGCTTATTTCTTCACTGCCACACCTAAGCACAGTAGAACACCATTCAAGGCAGGTATGAATGATAGTGATATATTTGGTCAGGTTATATGTAATGTACCAGCACCTAAGTTAGTGAAGGAAGGTTATATTCTACCACCAAAGGTGA